GGACGCATTAGGCTTGCAATTGTATTTTCGCAAGCTGCTGAGAACAGCATCCGCTATGTACTTGGGGACCACAATATCGTCACCATATACATAGATACCTCGGGAACAAATGTAAATGTTCCTTTGGCTTACAGGAAGGTTGTGCACCCTAAGAGAGGCCATTACACATAATGTGTAAAAATACATGGCTTCTACAGGGAAGCACAAGGCGCTACCCATAGAGGCGAATTTTCTCAGACGGACTATACGCCCGTCTGGTAGTCTCGCCTGCGTTGAACGACAACTCTCGATCGCATCCTTTAAATCGGGATTTGACGAGAACATCTGAAGCGCGTAGCCGCTTGGAACGCGGTCACTAGCGTCAGAAAGGTCGATGGTTACATATCGCCTGTCGAACGACGACATCACTGCCTTTCGCTGGTTAACTGTTTGGTCTGTAAAATTTACATGACCAGCAGTGAGCCAATAAGACTCAATGCGGTTAACGAGTATACTCAAAACCGCTTGTTGTGAATACTGCATACAAGCAGGTTCAAGGGCAATGATTCTGGGACTCTTCAACGTTTTGGGGACAAGAGTAACCTTACTAGGGCACTCTTGATCTGCCCCAACAAGCGATAAACCTCGGAGCCCCAATTGATGGTCGCCACTCAAAATAGAATTTGGGTAAGCGAAACCAATAATTGGGAAGAAAGGCTCCAATCGCTTGTGCCAAGTACGCCAGATATACTTCTGGTTTCCCAGTCGTTTATCAGCAGTACCCCCTGGACCATGCTTTGGTATAAAGCTATCAGCAGATATGCTGTATAACATATTGTCCCAAAGCACACGAGAGACTTCCTTAAAATAGGAGTCATCCTCGCAAGGTAAAGGGAAACAGTTGAAGTCGCGCTCATTTTTGATGAACGCCTCCAACGCCTGGTAGTCCCTTTGCGGGCTACAAGGGAGCTTAATTTTCTTGAAAGTGAGACAGATCTGTCTAACACATTCAATAATAATTGAACTCTTTGTTGGGGGTAAAGAAGTAAATTCATCGCTAATCCTTCCTGTCTCATAGTTGAAGACCTGACTGAGAAGATCTCGCAAAAATGCGGGACCTTTTCGGAACTTCTTAAAATTTAAGAAGCTCTTTGAGTCGATAAAGCCTTCAGCAAGACTCTTTTCAAAGTCCTTGCAGAAGGTTGGTAGGGTTATAGTTAGAAACGATAACCCCTGGTCTTCAACACGCGACATGATAGTTCGTATGTCGCGCTTAGAGGCCTTAGCGGAGCACAACGCGAATGAGTCTTTATAGACTTCAATCGCTACTTTGAGGTGGTCGATTTTTATGTGGCTTTTCAAACTATCCTTTCGGAAAAGTTTCCAGCCACACGACCCACCGTTTCACAACTCCAACCGAACGAAGATGGGACCTCATTTTCTTGAGGTTTTCAGGCGAACGGGTTTTCCAAAGCGTCGTTCAAGAGCTTTGTCAATTGACCCGGTACTGGAGATGGTCTTTTGAGGACCAAATATTAGAGGAAGCGACAAAAGAAACCCGCGTGTTATTCGGGCTGCTTTTGAGTTCCCTTTGGTGAGCGATTCCATCACTGGAATTGACACCCCAGTCTCATCGAGAGCTTCCACAATCTCCTTGGTTTCAAGGAGTATGCGTAGTATCTTCGACATCGTCTGTCTCCTTTCTTTGGTCAGGGGGTTTAATGATGATATTGACAAGCACAAGCCCATTCTCAGTTTCAACTTCAAGAAACGGAAAAGTGGTACCTGGACTTGCAATCTCGAGGAGATCGAACAGCTTATGAAAAGCTTGCTCGACAACGCGAGTCGACCGAGGGAAACCCTCAGGATCGATATACATCTAAGACTCCCTTCCGAAGATTTTACCCATCATCGTGGAATCGAACCAGGTCTTGAATCCAGCCCATTGCGCGTCGACCTCTGCACTGGAATAACCAGCGTCAGGACGATCGATTTGCACGGACTCAGAGAGCGTCTCATAGTCGTTGACTGCTGTCAGCGGGTCTGGGACGATCTTTCTTTGAGTAAAGAGCACAGTACTGACAGTACGAGACTTTTTGTCTCTCTTGACAGCACGGTGCCGGATATCAAGAGTAAAAGTCATGTCACTCATCTGATAAGTAGAGTGAGAACCCTCGTTTAGAATACGAGGCATTGACTTGGCGGATCCACTAACGGTTTTAGATTGTGGGTCGGTTAGAGACATGTGTTAACCTTTCAAAGTAAAGTAGCGTTAACTCGTGACGTCCCTCCCAAACTTGCAAAGGTTTGAGGGGCGATTAGCCACGAGAGATAAACCCATCGGACGATCGAGTAATTCCGATCGCGCCGAGGATGCCTATCTGCTTTGGAGATAATCCACTCCAAGGCCGGTCGAATCCATATGGGCTATCTGCAAGTACTCGTTGTTTCTGGTCGAGACTTCTCTGCCAGTTAAACGATTTCGCGCCTGAGTAAAAGAACGCAGTGATGGTTTTTGTCGCTGCGGTCAAACTCGAACGCATAACTTGCACATCGCGCGCCACAAGGCCATCGTTGATAGACTCATCATGGTGTTGAATAAAACTACCAAATTGAGTGAACCAATCAACGGCCCACGACCACGGTGTGAGTTTCCAAACGACGGTCGGATTGATTCTGAGGCCATAAAGCGTCATAAGACGCCTAATGTTCATCAGTTGACTGCTAAAATTTACTAGCGTGTCATCAAATTCCGGACGGTAATATTTGAAATGGCCAACAGCCCATACCCGGGTAGTAACCCGACGTCTGATGTCTGTTAGTCCAAAACAGGGAATACCGTCAATAGTCCGCGATTCACACATATTGTTCAAATCTGACCCAAATGCAG